ACAAACTGATGTAACAGCAGATGCTGCAACGGATACCCTTACACTAGCGGCAGGTTCTAATGTTACTCTTACAACAAGCGGAAATACAGTTACAATTGCAAGTACAGCAACAGGAGGATCAAGCAATTTTGATGCATTAGGTGATGCTACAACTGCAAGTCTTACAATTGATAAAATATACGAACCTGCAATCGCTATGCTAAGAATGAATAATAGCGGAACACTAGCATATACTGTAGACAGCCATGGCTACAGCGGAAACAATCCTACAATATATGCATTATCTGGAACAACTATTGCATTTGATTTAGACGGCATTGGCGGACATCCATTTGAAATACAAGACGGCACTGGAGCTGCATATAACACTGGCTTAGTGCATGTATCTAGTAATGGCACAGTTAACATAGGAATGATGGCACAAGGACGAACGAGCGGAACACTTTATTGGAGGATTCCAGAAACTATTAGTGGAGGATATAGATATCAGTGTCAGCTTCATCCGTCAATGGTTGGAGCAATTACACTAAAACGATTAAGTGTTATCTAAGCGAATCGTTAATAATTTTTTTAATTTTTACACGTAAGTCGTTTACTATTTCTACATTTTCTCTAACTTTTCTAGGATCTATAGAATTATTAGTTAGCGGATTATGAGCTTCGTCAATAATATGTATATGTTTATAAATATCTGAAATTATACTAATTGCATTTTCTTTTAATTTAGGATTTTCGATAGTTTCTATAACTTTTTTAAATTTATTAAGTTCTTCAATAAATCTTTTTGAATTTTCTAATTTTGGAATCATACTATTATCCTAAAAAACACATATCGTCTTGATTATTACTGCTACACTCTGCCATTGCACTATTAGACTCTAGTGACTGAAGTTTCACCGGAAGTAATGCCGGAACTTCAAATACTGACCCTTCTGGCAATTCTTTCGAATATGCTTTCCCGTCAGTAGTATCTATCCAAGTAACTAAAAATTTTCCTGCATTAACAAACCAACTTTTATTTGTTTTTTTATGAAAGTGTAAAGGAGTATTTAAATTTTCTTTTTCAAAAATTAATATTTTCCCGCAATAATTTTCATTACTAGTCCATATTACTTCTTTACCCCAAGCATGATTTTTTATATTTTCGCTCATTTATTTCTCTAATAAATCTATAACTTGAAATACAGTTTCTAACTTAGCAAGATTAGTCTTATTTTGTAGTGTGTTGCGTAATCCTTGGTGCAATGTTTTGGGCCAGTTACCGAATGTAGTCCAAGCATAACCGTTGTGTTCGTCATTTAACTTTGGTAAAAATTCTTCTTTTATTACAACAAGGTATGTGTGAAAGTTAAATTTTTCATCGTTGGATACAAATGTTTCTAATGGTATTGTTTTTACAAACTTAGGTAAGTTACCGACTTCTTCTTGTATTTCTCGAGTAAGTCCTTCGAACGGTGTTTCACCATCTTCAGTCCCGCCGCCTACAAGTCCCCAAGTGCCGGCAGTCTTACCTCCGGCTCTATGTAAAAATAAAAAGCGTTTTGTATCAAGTGCATAAAAGAGAGCACCACTGCAAACTATCTTGTTCATACAAGTAATTAGCCGTCTAGCTCAATTACCCAGTCACCTTTGGCATATTCGCCATCTACACTTAGTAACCACTGTTCACCATCCCAGTAGTATTGTACGCCTGTATTTAAGTTTGTAGTGTATAATGTTTCTATTGTTTCATCATTATAAGGCAAATAGTCTTGACTTGCATCAAATACAATATGCCAATTAGTGCCGTCGTATTCAATAATGTCATTTGCGCCTGCTACAAAGTCTGAATTGTCAGTGTTTTTCCAAGCATCTGCACCATCTACATTATCAGTATCGCCGATAGCACCTAAAATAAGCAACCTTACTCCTGCTTTCGATGTGTCAGATTTAGGATCATATCTTAAAGGATCAACAATGTAATCTACACTAGAATATTGATTTGCGTTACGTGCAGGACCTTGTATTGTATCATTGCTTGGTAAGGTATCTCTATCCCATTCAATTACAAGTTTAGTAGGATCCAATTCATTAATTGTAATACGTCCTGCTACTAATCCACTAATATCGGGTTTTCTAAAATACATTATACTCAACCCTGCTTTATAAGTGCCTGGTATTTCGTCAAAATAATCTTTCCATTCTGTATTACTTGGTAATCCATTTTCAAGTAATTGTATTTGTCCATTAAGTATTAGTATACGATGTTGTAGTGGATTTTTAACTACAGGGTGAACTGTTCTTGTAATTTGTTCTCTTGGAGTAAGCACTCCGTCACCGTCACTAGGTGTTGCTCCAGTATCGACTACTTTACTGCTGTCCACAGCACCGTCCATCTGATACGGTTGTGTAGCACCGCCAATACTAAACAAGTTAGTACCTTCAAGCATTTTTTCAAAATCGTAATATCCATCACCGTCAAATATACTAGTGACAATATTAGTAACAACACCGAGGCGTTTAACCTTAGCAGGAGGACTAATATAAATTGGTGTACTAAAAGTCATTTGTGCAACATCAATTTCGCTATCAACTCCTACCGGAATTGAACGACTGCTAAAGTTCACACTGTCTAACATTACAGTTGTTAAACTAGTCCAATCTAAATAATTGTCTGTTGTTTGAATATCTAGACTAGGATTAAACAGCATTAATATTTGCTCCATAATCTGTAGTTTCATATCTGTATTTGTTGACCAAATGTCTACATTTACTGTTAGTCTATATGGAGTAGGCATTAAACGTTCTACGGTATATTTACGACCTTCTTCGGTTGTATAATCGCCGTTGTTATCTTTGGCACGTTCTCTTACATGGCGTTTGTTTATATAACTTGCATCGCTTGTGCGATCTCTATCTAGTTCTAAACCTGTAATATATACAGCCATTCTTGGAGCACTAGGAATTTTATTTTCTGAGTTATCTCTTAGAATAGAACCAACCTGACGTGTTAAGTCTCCGTATATTACCGGAACTTGCCTTTTAGTGCCGTCACCTGTTTCGTAACTAAAGTTACTGAACAAGCGCATCATCTGTACAAGATACTTTCTTATCTGTCCGTCGTAAAAATGTTCAGCCATTAGTTATCTGCCTTAGGTTTTAATACTTGTGATAGTGCTTGACGTTGTTGTGTTCGTTCGTTGTGTAATGTTAAACTATACAAGCCTTCGTCTTTAATAGCGCCTGTTGGTAATGTAATGCGCACTCGGGTGCTTGTTGCTTCACCGCCACCATATCCTGCATTAACTATTGTAATAGTGTCGCCTACACTATAAGTAACTCCGGTAGTATTTGCAACATTATTCCAATCAGTTGAATCTAAATCTGTTATTGTAATAGTTTCTCCTATTGCAAATGTATTAATAGTTCCTGAATAGGTATAACTTGTTAATATTCCAGGATTATCAGCAACAATATAATTTAGTCTTAATGCTCCGTCGCCAGTATCTGTTGTGTATTCTAATTGTACATATTTTGCAGTTACATCTGCAATTTCAGTATTAATAACAGTTTGTCCGACACTCAAACGCACAAAGTCTTGTGCTATATGGTTATCGTAAATGTACGAATCTACATCATTAATAAATGACCCACGTAGTGTTTGTGTAGTATCATTATTCATTGGAGCTCTCTTAACATCATGTACCTTTAACCAACGTCTGCCGTCATATCTAAACATACGTTGTGGTAAAAAGTCTGTTCTTAAAAAATAATCGCCCTCGGTGCTGTCTAACGGAAAACTAATACCACTACTAAACGTGCTACCATTTGGTGCAAATTCGTCGCCTATTAATAATCCCTTATATCCGTGTGTTGTAGGAGTTGCACTATCAGTAATTGTGCTGCCATCTTCTGCAACCTGTTGTACTTTTTTCCTACCGGTATTTTCGTCTACTGCAAGTGTATAATAATTTCCGTCAACATCATAACCACTCTTAGGTGTGTTTGCTTCTGCCTCTTCGAGCACAGCATTATTAACATTCATCTCTGCTTCAAATGTACTCAATACATCACGCAGTGTTCCATCTTCTGGATATTCTTCACTTGCGGGCAAGTCAAGTATGTCTTTGTATTCTTGACTATCAACAATCTGTTTAAGTTTTAGTCTATATAAGTGCGGATACCAAGTTGGTGAAAAACCTTCTGCTGCTCTGTTGATATCTTCAATAACATAAAAGCGTTTAAGGGCAACACTAAAATCATTTAATGCATATTCATCTTTTAAATGAGGCAATTCAATTACGTCACCCGGCATTAGTTTTCTTCCTATAGCATCCACAGAGCTTGTAATATGCACAGTCATAAACAATGTATCATTGCTTAAAAATAATCCAAATTGACTTAAATCAAAGTCAATGTCTTGTACATTATAAATTCCACGTATTTTATAAACATCTGGATCGTATTTTCTATCACGATTTTCTAAAAACAACATATCTTGAATTTGTGTTTCATCTTTTTCTGTTGTTCCATCATTCGTGCCAATGTACTTGTGGACAAATAAATCTGTTCCACCTATAGTAAACATTTCGTTAATCTGGCGATCTAGAAATTTATAATCTGCACCGCGCTCTGGTTTGTATAAACTTAATCTTGGCATACACATATTTATCGAAAGATAAA